TGGATTATGACAGAATCAACTTTATCAATGGGTTATACGGAATTCCAGAAGGCAGTCATGCACTTCTTGGGATATGGTGTTGATTCTACGAAGTGGACCGCTGCTCAGATTGCAGAGGTTGACGATATTGTTCAATCGGGATATCGGCAATTTCTGTATCCACCGAAAAATGAGGCGATTCCGGTCGGCTACAAGTGGACATTCCTAAAACCAATCGTATCTTTTAATACGGTGGCTGCTGATTACGATTACGATCTGCCTGATAACTTCGGTGGACTGGATGGAAAGATTACTATTGACGGGTTGACGGGATATCGACCGATTGACGTTGTACATGAAGGCAAGATTCGAGCTTTACGCCAACAGGATAATACGATCACGGGTGTTCCAACGGTAGCGGCAATACGTCCCAAGACGTCTGACGGGGCTACGGGGCAACGAATGGAGCTTCTCCTGTATCCAATACCGGATGCGGTCTATGCGATGTCCTATTCATGCTTCGTGCTTCCAAATAAGCTTACTACTGCCAAGCCATATCCGCTGGGCGGGATGGTCCACGCTGAAACAATCTTGGAAAGCTGTTTAGCGATTGCCGAGCAGAACAGCGATGATACCGAAGGATTGCACAAGAACAAATTCTACGAACGTCTGATTGCAAGTATTGATCATGATAAGACCATGAACGGCGTTCGGAATTACGGCTACAACGGTGACGGTCGGCCATGTATAAGAGATAACGACAGAACAAATTATGTGACCTATGAAGGGGTACTTTATACCGGAGAGTGATTATGCGAATCAAATTGACGGGTGTGACAGGGAATGAAATTAAAAGCCTCAAGGGTGAGTGGCGTGAATATCGTCGAATGACGATTGCGGATATCGGGAATCCGGTAGGTCTGGATACGCGAATCAACCTTGTGTCGAATTACATGAATGCCACGGACGACAAGTCAGTCGAATCGATTGATATTTCGGAAGTGTCTCGTGTTCGGATTCGGGCCAAGCTTGATGTTGCAGGGACAATTAACATCGTCGGCGTGACCTTTGGAAAGGAATTAACCAACGGCGAAGTGCTTCCCGAATTGGACAACATTGCTTTGACGAATACGGCTCGACGTGATGGTAACGGTAGTTCCGGGTTGTATTATACGAATACCATTGAAGTGGATGTTGAATCAGCATCAAACCTTGATATTGTTGTCCCAACGGTTGGGGCTGGTATTGGCGTCGTTATTCTGGAAATACAAGGTAATTAACGCCACACGGCGAGAGGTGAGATATGGCAATAAAAGATATGACCGATCAGCAAATAATCGAAGCGTTGAGGGTTAAAATATGACAGTTGTCGCCGGGAAAATAGTCGCTGAAAGATGGAAATACGGAAACAATGTGTGGTTCGTATATACCCCTACCGGCACAGGGGATTGGGTGCGATGGCGGATTGCGACGCAAAATTTCATTACAGGTTCAGAAGCAACTTATCCATGTATATGCGGGGCTGAGCGCGGGCAGGTTTATTCTGGCATCTCTAAACTACAATCGGAAGCTGATCAAAGTTCTGGGTCGTATACACAAGATGAAAAAGGTGTAACGTTTGCCTCTTGGTCTGAAACAACGGCACACAGGTTGTATAATGTGCCGTCGCAAATGACCTATTTCAGAGCTTGTGGCCTGCGTAGAGCAACGACCGGCGTTTTACTTATGGTCCAGTACGATGGTTTGAACGGTAGCGGGAATGTGGTAGCAACTGCCGAGTGGGACTTGACGAATAACACGTATGTTGGTTTTTCGGCGTGGACAAAAATAGAAACCACGTGTAAGTCTATCAAATTTTCGAGAAAAACAGGCGGCGGAGCTTCTAATGTTATGTTCGCAGGTGTAGATTTTGTCAACCCTAGTATCGTAAGCTCTCCTGATGTTGCAGGATCGATGATGCTCGATGCGTGCTTTGAAACGATTAATCCAGCGGCTCCGCAAAATGGCTTCAGGCCGATGGATGCGATCGCAAATACGCGAGGTGTTGTAGAGCCGCAGGGTTGGGGTGAGAGTGTCAGGTCTGTTCTGAGTACGCAAGAAATTGCGTGTTACTGGGCAAATCGTGGGGGTGCTTTTAGTGACGCGAATGTTTTTGGTGGAATCAACCATGGTGGAATTGGGCTAGCGACAACGGCCTGGACGTATCAAACCGGCACGGATGATCCAGCAGCATGGTCTCCAGACGGTGGCGATAAAGTGGTTTGTGATTTTTTGATCATGGACATAACGACAGCCACAGTGTATCTAGAGGCGTTGAGAACAACGCCAAAGGGGACGCTGGCCGGGAAGCTGATCTTCAATTGCACCGGAGTAATAATCGATCATCAAATTACTACCGCAGCCGATATGGATGTTTTTAAATTGTATACCATGCAGTGCAGGATGCCGATGATTCGAGGCAAAGTGTATTTTGAAGGTGACACAGCAAACCGTGAATACAACCAAGCTACGCTAGTATCGACCATCAAAAGCGAAGGTGTGACTGTTTGGGGCGGGAGCAATGATTTAGCCTATCGGGTTTACGCTTTAACCCCTGACGATAATTACTATTACGCCAAGGTGAGTTCTGGAAATGTATTTTTGTGGGTGTTCGCTAACACTCAAAACTCCAAAGTCTATCAGCTTCCAATTAGTCAAGATGTTCCCGTGCAATTCGATTCGGGATCAACGTTTGGAAATCGGTTTAAAATATCCGTCATGGATAAAAAATTCATGGTTCCTGTTTCTGTCATTCCGGAGTCTTATTATGGTCGGCAGCTTAGAAGCCGCTCCAATAAGAAACCATTTTAAACGGACATGAATATCGATTCCCTGTCGAGGCCGTCGGGGCAAGAGCGTTAAGGAATCGGCAGAGAGTGGCACTAACCGAGATTGGTCTTTAAGAGGCTCAATATGATCAAGGTATTTGGAGTTTAAACGGAGGCATCGATGACACCAATAGCACAAAGCATCTTGTTACTCACCTTATCGAGTGTTGTGATACCCACCCTTGCATGGTTGGTCGTAAAAATTTTGAACAACGAAAAAGAGATCATCAAGATACAAGCCGATCTTGCGGCGATGAACAAACGATGCGGTGAACATCGAGAATGGCTTAAAGAAGTTAGTGAATCGCTTAAAACGCTGGACCGTACCACCGTGGCGATTGCGACGAAACTGGATGTTAAAGTTGAAAGGCAGATGAAATGAAACTTGATTGGAAAGAAGTCGGAATTTGGGCAGTGATCGGTTTTGTGGCTGGAATGATTATTCTGAATGTGGGCGGGTGTGCCATGATCGAACCCAAAACCACGGTAGCGGTCAATCCGATTACCGGCTCAGTGAAGGTCACAAACACGAAAGACACTGACCTTGAGGCCAAGGGTGTTAAAGCCGTAAGCGGCGAGAAATCGTTCGAGATGGAAAGCCTTACTCTGTCGGATAAATCCTCTCCTGTAATCAAAGAAAATGTCCAACAGATGCTTGCTTTCGTCGAGCAACAGAAGGCGGCGAATGAAGGGATAGGAATTGCACTCAAGGGAATCACTGGGATGATTAAAGAGATGATTCCGTTTCTGAATTTAACTCAAGGCACGATGGCGGCGGTGCTAAACCAACTCAAGGAAGTCGATATGCAAATCGATATTGCGAATCAGAAATTGACGTTAGGACGGGCAACTACTCAGCCTGCACAGTAACCATTTTCGTGAGGTCAAGGAAAAGCTATGAATAAAGAACAAAAAGAAATGATTCTTCAAACACTTCTTCAGCTTGGTTGTGCGTATCCTGATGGTAAACGCTGGCCGACGAAGCTTAGGAATGACTTCGACAAGTGCGTCAAGCTTCTCGATCCCGCCTGCAAGAAAGTCGTTGTTAAAAAGGACCACTGTGTTTCGAGGAAATACTGATGGATAAGATCGACAAATGTGTCATAGCGGTGATCCTGCTTCTCATCATTGGGTGTGCGATTATGCACATTACGGGGTGTGCCGCACAAATCAAGCCTGAAACACAACTAACAAAGCAAGCGGTTAAGGATGTCGTCACAGATGTCCTTAATCAATCATCTCAGAACGGTCTGTTTAACTTTCAAATGAATGAAGGCACGATGGGCGGGTTTGTTGGGTTGGGTTTGCTGGTTTATCTTATCGGGTCCATTGGAAAAGGAGGACTGCGATATGTATCTCACAAGCGACGATTGCGTGAAGTGGATCAATGGAAAACCGATACCAAGAGAGAATAGTGAAACAGTAGAAGTTACTGAAAACGGAAAAACAATAATTATTTTTGGAAAGGACAGAGACAATGAGTGTAGACAATTTACCGGATCAATTACGACGTATAGACATGGAAGTATCGGGAGCAATCCTTAACGTCCCGGGCGTAGGTTCATTGGAAGCATGGGGAACCACTGTGCCGACTGATGGCAATTCAGGGTACGCTCCTGGCTGCAAATTCATCGACACAGACAGCGGAGCAGAGTACATCAATGAAGGGACGTACGCCAGTTGCGATTTCAACAAGATCGTAACTGAAAACACGCTTCCAGCGTTGACTTTAGCGTCAATCGAATCGCAGTTCGATACAACCTTCACCACCGGTGGAGCTAACTCTGGCCGAGGCCCGTCAACGGGCATTTGGGCCACATGCCCGGTGATCGACTACATGCTCGATCCAACCAAGGGCATGGTGTACTTCAATGATCTGCATGGATCGCATGCGTTGGCTGCCAATCAGACAAAAACGTACCTTGGTGGCGGTATTTCGGGTTTCACGGGTGCAACGGCAGGATCAACCATTGCCAGTGTGTCCACCGACCCGGATGGTGCATTGATTTTATCGACTACAACTGACAACGAAAGTGTAGGCGTTCAAGCTCTCGGAGCGTTGGACACGGCAGGTCAGTTCGTGTTGGCAACCGGCAAGAAGTCATGGTTTGAAGCCCGTATCAAGGCCGTCAATATCACCGATGCGAAATTCGGTCTATTCTGTGGATTTGCCGAAGAAGGTCTATTGGCCGAAGATGGAGTTCTGTCGGACGCAGACGCCCTTCCCGACAAGGATTACATCGGCTTTCTGCGTGTCGCTGCCGATGGCGATAAACTCGATACCGTTCACCGTAAGGCTGCCGGGGCTGCGGTTGTGGTTCAGACCGATGCAGTGACCGTCGTGGCCGATACCTACATCAAGGTGGGCTTCTATTGCGATGGTACGACCGTGACGTTCTACGCTAACGGTGTAGCCTTGGCGACAACGTGTCTGCTGGCGACGGCGACCGTTCCGACGGGCGAAGAAATGGCGTTCTATTTCGTTCTGAATGCCGCTCACGGCGACGATTGCAGTGCGAACATTGATTGGGTCCGAGTCGCAAGGGAGTTCTAATTCATGGCAAAATCGCCTGTAACAATTCAATTTCCTTTTGGTGGATTAAATCGGCGGTATGGCTATCAGAGCCAGCCGCCGTACACCACGCCCGACTGCCTGAATGTTCGACCTTTTGATTCCATAGAAGACCGACAACGGGGCGGTATGCGTCCGGGGTTGAAGAAAACATTTGCTCAGCAAATCGGATCGGGTAATCCGATTCGAATGCTGGCGAATGTTACATCGACCAGCGACGTTATTCCGTCATGGACTGTTGAGGTGACGAATGCGTCTGATTTTAGCCTTAATGCAGTATTCGAAAAATCTGGCTTAAATCTCATCATGTCGACCGATCCGGTCCTGTGGCCTTATCAGCCCGAAGGATTGACGTTTACGCAGACCATCACCGGGGATGCGTCGGCACGAAATATAATTTTTAAAGCCCTAGATGGATTTTCGTCTGTAAGTTCAATTTCCATTAAAGATTCGTATGTTACAACATTTCCGACCATGTCGGCCTTTTTGAATCTATACAAGTTGGACTTGTCCAACAATCTATTAACCGGGAAGGTTCCCGACTTGTCGGGACTGGTAAATCTCGAAGAACTGAACATCGACAAAAACAACATGACCGGATCGGACGTAGCAATCGAAACGTTTGCGAAGCTCAAGAAACTTACTGTTGCGACAGCCGGATCGAACAAGAGTTTCGTATGGTCTACTTTGCCTGTGACTTTAACGCACCTTTACTATATTGACACGGCCGCAGATGCGACGGTACGGGATATCAACACAAATCTTTTAGTGAATTTAGAGTACATCGAATTATGGAACAACAATCGTTCGAATATGACCAATGCGGTTGTTTCGTGTAAATACACGGTTAAGCTCAGGGGGTATTTCGGATCAGCGAATACTCAGGCAGATCTATATATAAATCCGCAACCGACGGCGACATCTCTCGACGTATCGTATTGTAATATCATCGGACTTGGCATTTTAGGCACTGGAACGACTGTTCCGTATACGCTTTGCAGAGACTTGATTTCAATCGACGCGTCACACAACAAACTCGAATGGTTCAATCCGAATTTCAGTATGATTTATTCGATGAGGAATTTGACGAATTTGAATCTGTCATACAACGTTATCCCCGCTGCCGGATTACAACAGATCATTCATGAATGCTTACAGAATGCACAAGCGAGACCGACAAGCGGAGGCGTAACGGTTCCAACCTGTACAGTAAACATCGGTTATGGTAATGCGGCTCCGAATGCCGCAACACTGACCGATATTACATCACTTCGAAATCTTGGATGGACGGTGATACATTCATGAGTACCCTAAAACGATATTGTGTTGGAATCGCCGACGGCAAACTATATGTCGATAAAACAATCGACACGATGGCCGCGTTAGTCTCTGCCGTCAAATTCACCGACGACAAGGTTCTCTCATCCGCCGAACACAACCAAAAGCTCTATATTGCCGACTATGGCGACATTGTGGCCAAAGGGACTGATGGAACACTGGCGTCGACCGGAACGGTTCTGGACGCCGCGAGTATCGCAGACTGGACTGCCAAAGGTATCGATAAAGGGCTTCACGCTGTATTTATCTATAATGGCTCGGCTGGTGTCGCAACCGGAATATACGCTTTGCAAACGGTGGCCGCTGGATCGCTCACCTTGGTATCACCCGGGGCATTGGCCGACGGGACGTGCAGCTATAAGATTTTCGTCATTCCGAAATATTACGATCCGGCTTTGAACACGATATCATTCTGGATCGCCACTTACGGACTCGTACCGTTGAATTGTTCGATCATCGCACGATTCCGAGACCGACTTGTCTTGGCTGGCGATCCCGACTCGCCTCACCTCTGGTACATGAGTCGATCAGGCGATCCGATGGATTGGGATTATTATCAGCCCGATGTCTCACGAGCTGTCGCCGGCCAGAATACGGATGCCGGGGCGATCGGAGACAAGATCACCGCATTGATCCCTGCGAGTAGTGACTATCTGATCTTCGGATGCCATTCGTCGATCTGGATGCTCTATGGCGATCCGGCGGCGGGCGGTCAACTCAACAACCTCAGTTACAACGTCAACGTCCTATCAGCGACATCATGGTGTTACGGACCGGAGTCGGAGGTGGTTTTCCTATCGAGCAATGGACTTTACGCTATTGCACCTGGGTCTGTTAATACTCCGCAATCGATTACTGAAAACATATTGCCGACCGAATTTCAAAACATCGACGTGACGTTGAATGATATTTCTATGGCCTACGATGCGAAGGATAACGGTATCCATATCTTCATTACATCCAAGGGTGGATTCGACCGAGTCCACTATTGGTTTGACTGGCGAACGAAAACATTCTGGCCGGTCGATCTTCAAAGCGATCATGACCCTGTAATTGCCATGAATCGAACTTCGTTCGTTGGTTCGGAAGAATCGGTCTTGATTGGATGTCGGGATGGATATATTCGACAGTTCGATTCGGATGAGGTGGTGGACGACGGGACGGCGATCACAAACTACGTCAAGATCGGACCGATACGGCTTGGCAATGGATACACCGAGGGGATGCTCGCCGAACTGATCGGAACCCTGGGGACCGGAAGCGGTGATTTGACTTGGGAAGTCGCTGTCGGGAAAACCGTTCAGGAGGCTCTGGCGGCGAATCCGCTCTATACCGGGGTGTGGGCGTCGGGTCGAAGTAATACGACTCGGCCACGGTCGCGGGGTGATGCACTGATGTTGAAACTCAGCGGGTCGTCGAGTTCGACATGGGCCTTGGAAGACATTCAGATCACCGGGATCGGAAAGGGGAAACATCGATGAATTTTCGAATACCGAATACCGACAATCCGGTTGAAGTCCGACAGGCGTTTCAGGCGATCAGTCAGATGATCGATCAGCTAGAATCTCGACAATTCGATATGTTTTCATTTCGATGCGGAAATGCGGTTGGGAATAGCAGTATTTCGATAGTCTTTACAAAAACTGGAAAACCGTTATGGCGAGTGATTGAACCTTATCGAGGTAGTGGAAATGGTCAAAATAATTCATTTATAGTCGTTAGCCAACCAACAGGAGTATGCAATATTGTTTTCCATACCAAAGACGGCACTAGCGGAATTACAAAATTAGTTGCAGATAATAGCGATCTGTTTTGGGGAATACCGGATATTTCACGATGTCTGAACATAGATGAAGTATCGATGAATACCAATGACCTTGACTCTTACTATTCTGGCACATTTGCAAATTTGACATTGTTGACAAATCTCGATTTGTCGGCCAACAAATTTCAGGAAACATATATTAATACTATTTTGGTCGATCTTCTGGTCAACCAGCGACAACGAAAACAAAATACGCCAGTTTGCGTGGTCGATTTATCGGGTGGAACGAATGCGGCTCCGACTGGAGCGGGTCTAGCGGCAAAGGCGGCTTTGATTGCGGCGGGATGGACAGTAACAACGAATTAGGAAAGGAATGAAATATGAGCAACTTCCTGTCAGCACTTTTCAGTGGTGGAGGCATCCTGTCTAGTGTATTGAATGCCAGAAAAGTCGATGAATGGAACAAAGAAGCCCGGGAAGAAAATATCAAACGAGATAAAGAAGGCCGGGCTTTAATGGATATTTTCGATCCAGAGAATTCCAAATTGGCCTATCAACTTCGGGATGAAAATCAGCAAATGTATGGTAAAAGCAAAGACGAAATGCTGAAATTCTACGATGGCCTTTTGTCTGACACCAAGGCTGATTATACTGGTGCAAGATCGGATGTGAATAGCCGATACAATACTCTAATTGATCAGATCACCGGCGATTATGCACGTGAACGTGGAACATCCAATCAGTTCTATAACGATCTTTATACGCAACAAGATCAAGGATATCTGAATCGCCAGAATGAAGTCATGGCATTACTCGAAGGTATGGGAAATTCCCAAAAGGCCGACATTAACCAATCATGGAAAAATCAAGCCGCACAGGGGGCACAAAGCATGATCTCACGTGGCTTATCTGGTACAACGATCATGCCTACGATGAACGCGGGATATGAGCGTGATAAGAATGCTGATCTTGCCAGATTGGAAGAAAATCTTCGTACTCAGAAGTCTGGTACACTTTCCGCACTCATGGGCGACAGATTGGCATCCAATTATGCCGTTCGTTCCGATCAATCCGCTGCGGACCGTGGGTTTGCTACGGCAGGGCTGAATGATGTAAATAGCACAAGGGCAACACGGGAAAATTTGATTGATAATTTGCTTGGGTCGAACCTTGATACCAATACAAAGATTCGCGGGACACGACTCAATGACGTAACGAACCTGAATCAGAGTGCCTTGGATGATTGGAATACACTTACATCCAACGTCAATCTTCAAAAGGTTAATGACCAGAACCGCCGTCTGAGTTGGATTCAATCCATTGAGAATCCGTACATGGATACCACGGCATCATCAAATGCTGTTTCCAATTCATTTGGGCAGGCAGCTCAAATGTTCGCTCCACAGCCAAAGCAACCCAAAAACAATAGTTGGGGGAATGCTTTAATTGAAGGTGCAACGCTTGGGTTCTTTGCAAACTAACATTTACAAGAGGTTCAACGTATGTCAATAGTTATTCGTCGAATGCCGAGTGCGGTTTCAGGTGGCGTTGCAGAGGGCTTCAATGCAATCATGCAAGCCCTGAATGACCGCAAAAAAGAACAGGCACGGTTGGAGGCTGAGGCACAAGCACGTAGTGACCGAGAATGGGCTAATACGATCAAAAATATCGGCCAATCATACGCTAACTTTGCAGATCAAAAGAAAGTCCGCGAGGAACGACAGAAAGAGCGTGAGCAAGATCGGCAATGGTCTATTGATGATCGTAAGGAATTATTGGAAGCACAGAAGGAAAAGGAATTGGAAGTCCTATCTGCACGTCAATACGCCAAAATGGGATACGACCCCAAAGATCAACCTGAAATCGACAAGATCGATCGACAGATCCACGAACTCGATAACTCCATGATCGTTAATCCAGAATACGCAGGCAAGGCCAAACAGGAATTGCTGGCAAAGAAAGACGCATTTCGCAGGATTCCACAACGCACAACGGCTGACATCGTCAATGAGAATATGGTCTTCCATGAACCATCTGGAACGTGGATGTATACCAATGCCCAAGGCAACCTTGCTCCGGTTCCATCCAAGAAAGAAGAAAAGAAAGAAAAGCAGGTAATCGATCCACAGAAAAAGACAATGGAAAGCCTTTACTGGAAGCGATACTTTGCCAACCTGGATTCTGCCGACCCTGAAACCGGGAAGAAGATTGTAACAAGTCCCGAACAGGCTCACATGATTACAGCTAAAGAAATCGGTTACATCCCCGACAGCATCAAAGAGCAATTCAAGGCGAACGCTCCACAAGCCACCACACAGCCCGCTACGACTCAACCGATGGCAGCTCAAGCGGCATTCCAAGGCCCGCAGGAGTTGCCTAATTTCGATGCCAAGAGGCAAGAACTTCAACAAAAGGCTGCTTTAGCTCAACGTGTAATCATGGAGTACAATCAAGCCACCGACCAATATGATCCACAGACCATGAATAAAGCCACGCAGATGCTTCAACAGGTTCAGTCTGAGGCGCAGCAAATCGAGACTGAGGAATTATCGTATTACGCCAAAACGGTCCCCCAACAGCTTCCCGCTGAAATCAGGCAACAGGTGGAATCGAAACGTGATCAACTACTCGATGTGATCCAGAAAACACAGAACGCGAAATCTGCCGAGGATGTGAAGATGCACCTACAGGCTCGCAATGAACTCGCACAACTCATGCAGGAATTACGCAAAATCGGGAGAGGACAATAATGGATAGATGGGATGAAGCGATTGCGGTATTGAATCGTCCATCAGATCAATTTCGTTCCGATGGAACCCCCAAGGGCAAAGGCTTTCTTGGAGAGCTAAAACGACCTGATGGGAAGATTTCTACTGAATTGTCGATCGGAGTAGAGTTTGACGGAAACGAAACCGAGATACCCGCTTTAGTTCCGACTTTAACCAGTCAAGAAGTAAACCATCTTACTAATGGTGGGAAGGTAACTCCTGATATTACCAGAAAAGCCGTTGATCATGCAAAACAGCGAATGAGAAGCGGTAAAAGCCCATTTGCCTATGAAGGTGAACAAACTAAGGTAGACCCTTGGGACGATGCAATTTCCATCGTCAACAGTGAAGTGCCGGAAACGGTATTCGCTCCGATCAAAACCAAACTCGCCTTTGTGGAAGCCAAGTATCAGCAGGCCAGCGGGAAACCCATGCCCGATACCACACGTCAGGCCATGACCCAACAGATCATCCAAGACAGGAGTATGGACGAACTGCTGGAAAGTACAAGCCGATTCGTTCAGTCCGATCTGGAAACCGAGAACAATATCGAACTGGCCAAACGGAATCGTCTTGCCGCAGAAGTCTTGCATCAACCACTGAATTTCATTGAAAATGTTGGCGGTGGCATTGTTAAGGTGGCTCAGACTGGCGATATATCTGCCTTGGGCAAGAGCGGTAAGGACGTGTTCGGCCCAGATTATGTTCCAGTGACGGAGCGGGTTCAGTCTGGATACGAAGAGGACATGAAGGAAATCAATACTTCCATAAATAGTATTGACCCTAATTCACCCGTTCGGCAGTTCATCGAAGATAACGTTAAAATGGCTGCCGATCCAATGACCTATATAGCAGGTATTCCCGGTGGCAAACTAGCCCATACTGCTATTGCTCCGATACTGGCTAAAATGCCATCAGGTTTAGTCTCCAAGGCGATTTCATCCATCGCCGAGGGTGGGGCGACGTTGGCAGGCTTTCAGGGCGGTATTGAGGCCGGGGAAGCGGTTGTCGGCTATCCATCCGAACGACCATTCGGAAACATCAGGGATGCCGCCGTATTCGGTTCATTCCTTGGTCCTATCGGCAAACTCGGCGGCAAGGTCTTGGAACTCGGCGGAAAGCAACTCAAGAACTTGGAACTCAAGCAGGCCATGCAACAAGCCACCAAGGAAACCTTGCTCTCGAAAGAGGGTGCAAGAAAATTTGCCGACCAATTTCCCGACAAGGCTTTGGTTATAGCGTCTAAAGAGGCCCCTAGCAGGGCAGATATTAAATCGGCACTGGGTAACACGGTCAAGATGTCGGGAGAAGAACGTTCTGCGTTTTCCGTGGCCTTGCAGGATGTTTTAACGGAAAAGCGGGTAAAGCCAACGGTGGAAGCTCCGGTTGCGGAAACGCCAACGGTCGTTGAATCAAAACCTACTGTAACCGAGCATCAATTAGACTTTCAGTCCATGAACTATACTGACCTTCAAAATATGGCTCGTAGATTAGGAATTCCACATAAAGGAATCACTAAAGAGTCAATGATTCGTAAAATTGAAAAGAAATATAAGAATTCACCTGAATTGATCGCAAAACAGGAAACGGTTCAACCTGTCAAAGAACCGATTCGGGAAGTTATTCAGGAACCACTCATTAAAGAGCCGTTAAAGCCCGTAGAACAGCCGATCATCGAAAAGCCGACTATCGACACGCCGAAAGCTGAGATCGTGCCAGAAGTCCCTGCTAAAGCCGATCCAATGGCGGGTATACCGGATTCTGCCAAGCCGCTGATGAGGGAAAAGCTGGAACTGGAAGAATTCGTCAAGCAGTTGGATGATGATCTCAAAGGCATGAAGGGGAAGTCCAAAGAAAAGACCATGCTCGAAGATCAGGTCGACTTGATTAAACGAGTGAAAATCCCACAACTGGAACGTGAAATCAAAGGCATGACAGAACCAAAAGGCACGTTATCCAAGGCTATGGATTACCTGAATAATGCCGAAGCGTCCATTAAACAGGAATTGGGCGAACTGGCGATGAAGTCCCCGGGTGTCCTCAAGGCAGTCAGTACTGGAGAACGTCCGCAAGGGATTGTTGAACTTCCTGTGCAGATTACCGAAAAGCTGGTTCGCCTCGGAGCGGTGAAGTTGGCGAAAGGGGCGGTAAAGTTTGCCGACTGGTCGGCAGAGATGATCAAGGATGCCGGGGAGAAGATCAGACCGCATCTGGAATCGTTGTACAGTGAAGCCAAACGCCACTATGTCAACTACCTTGGCCCTGAGCTTGGACATGATACCGGAAGGCCGTTGCCGAAACAGGCTGGTAATGTCAACTTGGAACGTATTGACACGACGGATGATATCAAGAATATCATCCTGAATACGTCCAAGCAGTACGAGGGTTCAATCGACAAGGCCCGGAGAGGTACGATTACCCGCGAGGAAACCACAAAGCTTGCCCAGGACTTGGGTATGACTGAGGCTGATTTATTGAAACGACGACAGGGTCAGGCATTCAATGCCGAGGAAGCATTGGCGGCAAGAGATATCCTGAATGACTCCGCAACACGTCTACGGCAGGCACAGGAAGCAGTTAAAACAGGTAACTCCGATGAGGCATTGGTGAATTTCCGTACCCAACTGGATCGCCATGCGGCAATACAGTCTCAGGTATCCGGGATGTCGGCGGAGGCTGGTCGAGCGTTGTCGTCGTTCAATATCTTATCCAAGGCTGATCGTGCCAATGGTTATGGTGCTATCCTGAAAGAACTCGGTGGACGGGAAGTCACCGAAGAAATGGCAGAGAAATTAGCCAAGATTGATCCAACTGATTTTGCTGCGGTAAATCAGTTTGTACGTCAAGTCCATAAAGCTAAGACTTCGGATATGGTATTTGAGGCATGGATAAGCTCTATCTTGTCCGGCCCAACCACTCACGCTGCAAACTTATTATCGAATACGGTTTCCATGTTGAGTAAGCCGCTTATTGAATCTCCGCTTGCTGCCACCATAGAAGCTGGCCGTAGTTTACTTAAAGGTAAACCACGAGAACGATTTTTTGGTGAAATTCAACAACAGATACTTGGGGCATTCCAAGGTATCCCCGAAGGTGTTCGTGTAGCCCTGAAAGCATGGAAAACTGAACTGCCTGCTGATGCTATGACTAAGATCGAAACCAAGCATATGCAAGCTATTCCCGATAAATACGGTGGGAAAATCATACGAATTCCACTCAGGGCATTGGCTGCCGCCGATGAGTTTTCAAAGTCGATTGTATATCGGGCATCGATGAACGAACAGGCATACCGTCTTGCGAGGATGAAGGGACGAAAAGACATTGCCAAGGCAATGACTGAAATTCTGAATAATCCCCCTGAGAACGTGCTGGCTAAAGCACGGATCGAGGCTCAATATCGCACATTCAATAAGCCTCTTGGGAAGATAGGTAATAATATTATGAATTTGAGAAATACGGTTCCTGGAATGAGATACGTTGTCCCGTTCATGCGGACTCCTACCAATATTGCGAAATACGCATTGGAGCGAACGCCACTGAACTTTGGCCGAATCGCCATGAAAGTTGCCAAAGGTGAATTCAAAGGGGCTGAAATATCCGACGAGCTTGCCAAGCCGGTCATGGGTTCAATGATGGCAGCGGCTACGGTGATGTTGGCAAAACAGGGTATGATTACGGGTGGAGGTCCAAAGGAATCCAATAAGCGAGAAATGCTTTATCGTACCGGATGGCAACCATACAGCGTAAAGATTGGCGATAAATACTATTCTTATGCCCGAATGGAACCCTTGAGTTCAATTATCGGCATGGCGGCTGATTATAGCGAATTGGCGAACGAAACCGACGACGCCGAATTGATGGATGTGGCCGAAAAGGTCATGATGTCCTTTACTAAAAACATCACATCAAAAACATTTGTTACCGGCTTAAGCGGATTGATGGACGCCGTTTCCGATCCACAACGATACGGAAAGAATTGGACTGAACGACTAGCTGGCTCAGTAGTTCCAACGGTTGTTGCAAATGCCACCAAATCAATAGATCCGATAATCAGAAAAATCGATGGGCCTGTGGAAGCTATTATGTCCCGTATTCCTGGATTATCTGCCAACCTCCAACCTAAGAGGGATGTATGGGGTAAAGAAATTCAGAGGACAGGTTCATCCTTTGAACGTTTCGCTTCACCAGTAGCCATATCAGAGGCGAAAAACGATCCGGTCGACAAGGAACTTGCCAGATTGAATTTCGCCCCAGGACAACCAGGACAATCGATCAAGAGCGTTAAGCTAACACCAGAAGAATATGATCGGTATTCTGAAAGGGCTGGGAAGCGTGCTAAACTGGTTGTCAAGGGCCTGATTTCGTCGGAAGAATACAAAGCCGTATCAGACGACGAGAAAATGGATTTAATTGACAAAGCCATTGATAATGCCCGACAAATCGAGCGTATTCGATTAAAACCGAGCGACAAGGATATTGTGTCATATGTCCGAACATTCACGACCAGCAAACCGATTCGTGGCAAGACGGAGAAATTCGATAAGTATCAGAAGCGAATGGCTGAATACAATCAACGGGTTCAATTAGCTGAGGAAGAACTCCGATATTTCAATCGTTCACCCGATGCGTTACAATCGCTGTTTGTTGACGCCGAAAAGAAAGCTGGCAATAGTGTGAAGCGATTTAAGGACGGCAAGATTACTGCGTTCGGGAAACGATTGAGAAAGTTAAATTCTGTAAATAGCGATCAATAAAATACATAAGTTGGTTTGGTTAAAATAATTTAAACAAAGTTTAATTTTTTTTAAATTATCTGCTTGACTTCCAAAAACATGCGATGTAATATATGCCTTATTAGTTTTCAACATTCAATAAAAGGATTGTTGTATGTCCCGAACATTTATAGGTTTTAAAGCCGAACAAAACCTCAAGAAACGAATCGATAAACAAGCTAAAGCAGAGAAACGAAACCGAAGCGATATGGTTCGTCTACTGTGCGAAGATGCTATCAATCAACGGGAAGTTGACAAATCAAAACGAGGGGGTAGAGATGTCTGAACAATTACTTTCAATGCGGGAACTGTGCCAAAGACTTGGAAGAATATCACGAAGTACCTTCCTGCGGATCGAGCCTGTCCTCATCGCCAAGGGTCTACAAAAGGCCATGGTTGGCCGTTCACACGTTTATCGTGAGTCGTCAATTGATAATGTCATACGCGATCTGTTCACACAGGAGAATCCAACTATCGAAGTCCCTGTTACGGCGAGGAAGGAAAAAGGCAGTAACCTTGACGTAACAGGTTAGCGATCTTGTTTCATATTGCAGATTAGGTTTCCCCCTTGCCTGATCTGCAATGGGTGGACCACCGGCCCATAAGCGAAAGCGGTGGTATATTGCGGGATAGAGTTCTGGTGAACTCACCGGCATCATAAGTCGGACAAGAAGGGTTCAATTCCCTTTCCCGCTATTCGACGTGTTTATCCGCAAATGCCCAAAGGGAACTCTGTGGTTTTTCAACACGTTGGTTGTAGCTCCCGTGGCGTAGCAATACGCAGTTGTGTACACGACTGATAGTTCGTCTAGTGGCAGGATGTCCAAGGACAAGACGGCGGTTCGATTCCGCTACTATCGCATGTTAACCCATGCCGGGAGCTTTTGCTTTCCTCAGTTCTTTTAATTTGAAGGGAGACTTACCATGAAACGTAATTAATCAAATCTTGGTATCGAATTGTAGGTAGTACATCGACGAGCTTAATTGTTCGTCGATGTTTTAAGAAAGGAATTTTGACATGAAACAATTAACCGACACACGTTTAACGCATTCACAAATCCAAACCGCTATGACATGCCCAAGGAAGCATTACATCCAATACGTCCTGGGTTTGCGTCCTGCAACTGAGGCCAAGGCCCTTAGAACCGGCTCGGCGTTCCACCAGGGGCTTGATCTGTGGGCGAAGGGTTCGGATGTCGAGGAAGCGAAAAGGTCTGCTCTGGCGATGTTTGATGAATCTGCAACCGGAATTTCAATGACGGAAGATGATCATTTCGATTATCTGGTGGATCGACAAATCCTTTGGTATCTGCTTCATGGGCATTTTTGGCGATGGCAGGAAGAAAACATTACAATCAAACATCTGGCCAGTGAACTTAGTTTTGAGATTCCGATTATCAACCCAGATTCAGGACGGGCTAGCAGGAACTTTGTACTGGCTGGCAAGATCGACGGCGTGATTCAGTTCGATGATGGTCGCGTAGCCATCATGGAACACAAAACACGCGGTGGCGATATCAGCCCCGAAGCGGATTACTGGCAACGCCTGCGGATCGACCAGCAAATCAGCATCTACTTTATCGCAGGCCAAAAACTTGGATACAAGCCTGACCTGATCTATTACAACGTTGCCCGTAAACCGGAAATTACACCCAAACAAATTCCGTTGGTCGATGAGCAAGGCGTCAAGATTGTTCTCGATGCCCAGGGTGAACGGGTCAAGACCAAGGATGGAAAGAAGTTCAGGGAAACCGGAGACAAAGAGGCCGGATATGTTCTTCAAACTCGACAGGAAACACCAGAGGAATACGGCCAACGATTGATCGGTGATATGCAGGCCCGTCCTGAATTCTATTTCGCCCGCAAACCTATTCCACGCACACAAGTTCAAATTGACGACGCCCAACAAGACTTGTGGCAAATGACACAAGTCATTCGGGAATGCGACAAGTGCGGACGATGGCCTCGAAACACCGGGGCGTGTATCGGCTATGGCCGTTGCCCATATTTCCTGCTTTGCACGAACTCATGGGATATTGAATCAGAGGAAATACCCGATGGATTTATCCGTGTGGATAACGTCCATCAGGAATTAGATGAATAATAAAGGCTAAAAGCCGGAAAGGTTCGAAATGAATGAAGAAACACACAAGCCGAATCTCGTATTTGACAATGAGACTGTGGAGTATATCGCTCAAATCTGCTACGAAACCCATCGAACGTACAGTAAGACACTTGGAGACGACTCTCATCCTGCTTGGGATGAATTATCTGATGTGGAAAAGGAATCGGTACATCGCCGCGTCAAGTTGTGTCTCGAAGACCATATCGTTCTACCAAAAACAATTCACGAATCATGGATGGGCGAAAAGTTTCGTGATGGCTGGTCGTACGGAAATGTCCATGATATCGAAAAGAAACAACATCCCAATTTACTCCCGTGGAGTGAATTGAATATGGAACAAAAGCGTAAGGCTTTACTGTTTACCGTCATAGTCGAGGTATTCAAGCTCACAATGTCCTGACAGTTCAATTAATTTCAACTTTTACAAGAAAGGAATTTTCAATGTCTAAAGTACCTACTCCACCAAGTCTACCTGGGCTATCGCCTCCGAGCTCAGGGGTGAAACCAGCAGCCACAGGCTCACTATCGTTCACGAATGACGAACCCAAGGCCACCGGAGAGAAGATCATCCTCATCGGTATCGAGGGATTTGGCAAGACCTCCACGGCGTGCTATGCCCCTGGAGTCAATATTGTCATGTCGCCACTGGAAACCGGTTACTTCAAGTTGCGTGAGGCTGGACGTGTCCCAAAGGTTCCGTATGCGGTTTGCAACAAATGGAATGATATCATGGGCCTGTTGGACCAGTTAATAAAAAACGGCGGTCCTGCATGGCTGGCGTTGGACGCCCTCAACGGTTTTGAGCAATTGTGTCATGAAATGGTGTGCGAACGAGATTTTAACGGGAATAGAAGTAAGTTTACTGAATGGCATCACGGCTATGACGTGGCTGTGACCGACTGGGAAATATTCTTGGGCAAGCTGGAAGTTCTTGCAAAGAACGGCACGAGCATTCTGGCATTATGCCACTACCAGATTAGGGAAACACCGAATCCGATGGGAGCGAATTTCGATAAATTTATTCCTGACCTCCATAAATATTCATGGCGTATTACCAACCGATGGGCCGACGATGTGTTGTTTGGGACCTTCTTCACGGTGACACAAAAGATCGAAGGCGAAACCAAGGGTATAGGTGGACAGGATCGGGTTGTGTATACATCCCACTTCGACGCGATCTGTGCAAAGAATAAGTGGGGAATGGACCCCATGATCATGCTCCCGAATGATCCATCGCAAATGTTCAATACGATATTCGGAGTGATGCACAAGTAAGCATCAAATTTGATGGTAATTTTTTTACACGAAGGAGTTTTTAACAATGGCTCAGTATTTTCAAAATGGCAAGTATCACGGCATTCTTATTGGTTGCGGTGTCGGGGAATCGAAAGAGGGCGGTAAGCCATATTTCTTTTCCTCATGGGAATTACGATTCGCCTGGAACGATCAGGACGGAAAATGGGTGGCGTTAGCTGAACCTTTTCCGACACGTGAAATCATGTGGTCACTCAATCCCGATGTGTCCGTAAATTCCAAGACCGGGAAGGCGGCTATGGAATTTACGATGGACCGGTTGTCTAAGGTAGGATTCAACGGTGATTGGGATGATCCGAAATTCACCCAAACTTATTACGACGAGGGTGCTGTCCTCGTGGCCTCGGATTCCAACAAGGAATATAAAGGCCAGAAGCAACAGCAATGGGATATGGAAATGTTCGCCCAGGGCAAGGGTGTCGAACACAAGGCCGCCGGACAATCCACTAAAATGAACCTGAAAGCACATTGGAATATGTTCTCGATGGCGAATAAGTTGCCGTCCCAACCAATGGCCTTAAACCCTGCTCCACAGCCCACTACGGCAACGTCAACCCCAAACCCGACTCCTACATCGACCGGACCGACAGTAGCCCCGCCACCGGCCTCCAATGCGGCTCCGCTAACGTCGGCCACACGGGAACAAGCGTGGGTTGCATTTGTGACTGAGAACAATCAGAGCAAAGCGCCGCTCGACACCAACGGACTGACAGAGA